ATGCCGACGAAGGACGTGTCGATCGCCCGGTACTTCACCGACCTGCCCGACCCTCGGATGGACCGGACGAAGAAGCACACCCTGGGCGACATCCTGGTGATCGCGCTGTGTGCGGTGGTGTGCGGGGCCGACTCATGGGAGGAGGTGGAGGCGTTCGGGGAAGCCAAGCGCGACTGGCTCGGGAAGTTCCTGACCCTGCCGAATGGCATCCCCAGCCACGACACGTTCGGCCGGGTGTTCGCCCGGCTCGACCCGAATCGGTTCGGCGAGTGCGTGGCCGGGTGGATGGCGGCGGTGTGTGAGGTGGCCAGGCTGAAGCACATCGCAATTGACGGCAAGGCGTGCCGGTCCGCCCCCCGGAACACGTTCAGCGGGTGCCTCCACCTCGTGAGCGCGTGGGCGGCCGAGAACCGGCTGATCCTCGGGCAAGCAGGCGTGGCCGACGGGTCGCACGAGATCGCCGCCATCCCCGAGCTGCTCCGCGTGCTCGACCTGAAGGGCGCGCTGGTGACGCTCGACGCGGCCGGCTGCCAGAAGGAGATCGCCAAGCAGATCCGCAAGAACGGTGGACACTACCTGCTGTCGGTGAAGGGGAACCAGCCGGCCCTCCACGACGCCGTGTTCGGGGTGTTCGACCGGGCGTGCGAAACCGACTTCGCCGGGGTGAAGCACGACGGGCACGAAGCGGTCGAGGATGGCCATGGGCGGCACGAGGAGCGGTACGTCACCGCCATCTACGACCCGCCAGGGCTACCACCCGAGTGGCCGGATGTGGCAGCGGTGGTGCTCGTCGGTCGGGAGCGCGAGGTGAAGGGGAAACGTACCGACACCGCCCATTACTACATCACGAGCTTGAAGGGGACTGCGGCCGAGCTGGGGCGATTGATCCGCCGGCACTGGGCGGTGGAGAACGAGTTGCACTGGTGCCTGGACGTGGCGTTCAGAGAGGACGCGAACAAGACGGCGGCCGGGCACGCCGGAACCAACCTCGGGTTGGTGCGACGGGTGGCGGCCTCGCTCCTCAAGCAAGACCCGGGCAAAGGCAGCATCAAAGGGAAGCGGTTCAAAGCCGCCCTTGATGAGGGCTACCTGTTGCAGGTCTTACAGGGATTCCTTGAGGATTAGATGCGTTCGCCCTGCATAGAACCCTGGGAGAAATGCCTACACCATCACCCACTCAATCTTATCAACCTGTGTACTAAATGCCATACAGGTTTTGACATCGAACGGCGTATCTCGACACTAGAAGTGCAAGCGGCTAAAGAACGGCTTCTTGAGAGACTGCTAATGAGCCGGAATAGCCAAGCGGATGTACGCGACCCAACATCACTTGCTTCTATATGCAAAGCTATAGTCAAACTGTTGGAAGAGAACCGGGTGATCTTCGAAAACTTCGGTCCTGAATCGCCACTTGCTGAAACTTCTTTCGAGTTTGGGGCTGATAGGGTTTGGAAGCAGCGACGCAAAGATACGATCTTGCCAAACAACAAAAAGATTGTCATTATTCTCAATAGCCATAGGCACTTGTACGACTCCGACGAATCGTTCAGGTTACTAGTCGAAACGTATATTGCTCACGAAATGTCTTATGAATCGTTCGTTATGTCCCCTAGCAAATCGCACGACAACTTCCGATTCCCAAAAGCGTTTGCCGAACGGGTGTATAAAGAGGCAGCTTAACAATGTCACACGACGTAAACCCTGGCGGCATACGATTCTTTGAATCAGCAATGAACAAGCATGGCGCAGTGACGGAGTGTGTGGAAGTGAGCAGTCAATTCTACCGCATAGAGCGTAAGAAGGGCGGAACGCTATACGTCTACCTCACTGGGATGTATGTGGTTGGCTCGATGGATTACTACGAGATCCACCGAGACTATCCTTTGCTAACAACTATTGTGCTTGCGGGTCAGTGGCAGAACATTGCACCCGACGCAAAGGATGAAGCTGCTAAAAGGCAAGTCGGGGTGTTCAAAGTCAAAGGCTTTATGGGGTGCTTGAACCGACGCGATCACTGGAAGTTCGACGGACCATCTACTATCGACTAGAGGCCAAAAAAAATGGACTCCACAAATCTCTTCAATGTGGCATCTGGCTTACTGGCGAAGAATCCCCCACCGATGGCCGTTGAGGCTTGGGGCTTTGGTGGCTATGCGGAGAATCCCGATTCGGCTTCGGATGTAGACATCCTACTAATTTTCCGCGACGGAGCATTGCATAAGCGAGAGGAAATCTGGGAGCATTGCGCTGCCTTGAAAGTAACCTTTGAATCTTTGACCGGCAAGGAGTTAGACATTTCACGCCTAACGGCTAAAGAGGCTGCTGATACTGGCTTCATAGCTATAACTAATGCTATTCACATCTGGTCGCACTCTTAGTTAGTTCCACCTACTCCACTTCTCATTAGGCTTGGCCGCAAGTCCGACGATTCTGGAATCAAGAAGCCGGTACAGTTCCTTCGCGTCGTCCTTGAGGTGCTTGAGAGGAATGGCGAGCGTCAGCGTTGCGATAAGTTCCCCGAGTTCGCCCCTCGCACACAGCCAGTCCGATTGCGTGTGACCTTTCAGCTTGGAACACCCTTGTGCGAAATTCAAAAGAACGCCACTTGAAGAACGTGCGGCCTGATCCCACAAGTTGCTCCAGCGGGGGCTTTCATGGGCGACGCCGTGCAGGTCTTGGACGGCTTGGGCCAGTGCTAGGCTTCGCTGGTAAACCTCATCGGCTTCTAGCTGGTCGGCTGTCGTGCGAAGGATGGCGTCGGTGACGGTGTGGGGGTCGAAATTAGTCATGCGGTAGATATGCACCTACCGATAACTTTCACCCGAAATTCGTCAACGCCTTTTGAAGCCGTTCGACTACTTCGCCTGCCGCCCTCGGGTCGTGAGGCTTTGGGTGCTTCGCCTTCTTCTCGTTCGCAAGTGCGACGTTAGCAGCCTTCCGCCGCGCCGTGATTTCCTTAACGGTGTCGGCGATGATCGGATGGTCAGCCCGCCATCGGTCGAGGTAATCACTGACGCCGTCGCCGAAGCGTAGGCAGTAATGGTGTAACTCGTAGGCTTGGGCGAGTTGCTCCAGCGTTGCACCGATCTCGTCCACGTCGAGGAAGTGTTCTTGCCGCTGGACGAACTCCAACAGCTTGCGGCGGAACTTCTCGCTCTTCGTCTCGGGTCGCGTCCGTTGCTTCCGACGCTGACGGTAGGCACGCTGGCGGTCGGCGTTCGTCTGGTGCTTCTTCTTCTGCGGCATGGTCACTCCTTACGAATCGTAACATTACATTATAACGTTACGGTTCATGACCGTTACAGTTGAATCGGGGCGGGGGGCAAGTCGAACGCCGTCGCTCACTCGCCGCATGGCTTGTAGGGCTGCGCCACCTACTGCCGCTGCCGCGAAGATGTGGTTCCATGTTCCACTCTGGCGGAAGGTGGTGTTCGGGTCGCGGGGGAGTTGTGGCCCACTTCTGCCCGACCCGCATGGGACCGTATTGCCGCTTCGCGGGGGTCGTGTCCACTTCTGGCGGGTTCGTACAGGACATGTCCGCCCGGAGCGAAGCGGAGGGGACCAGAGGTAGCTTGCGAAGGTTCGTTCCGCAGGGGGTCGGGAGCGAAGCGGACGCCCCCGGAGGAAGTAACTCCCTCTATAACCATCCTCCGTAAATACCTCCTCTATAACTCACCTCTATAAATGTGCCATCTACGCTTCTTCGCATGTCAAGTTCTCGTCTCTGGCGTGTCAGTTTCACTTCACGAAAAAAGTCACGATTGCATCACATTCGTCATTATTTCGTCATGGGTCCAGACTACCATAAGGGTGCCATACGCACGGGTATTGAGCGCGATTGGCTTTACAACTGGTCCAGACTTAAAGAGCTAAAATGATCTCGGCATACATTCTGAACATGACAGGGAAGAAGGGGGCGAAACCCGTGCTTAGCATCCGGCAGCGTCTCATTTACGGTCGCTTGGCTCCGCTCCGTCGCCCGGTACCGGCGAAACGGCTGTCGGACATGCTCGGCGGTCTCATCAACCGACAGACGATTTCAATCCATCTTGAAAAGCTGGCAACGCTCGGGCTGGTCCAGAAGCACGCGAACGGGTGGGTCGCAGTGGAACCGCCGGAAGATTTGCGGAAGGCATTTTCACTTCTCAAGAACCCGCCAGAAGGTCGCGGCTGGCACTCCCTGTACGCCAGTTGGAAGCTGCCGTTGCCCGCGAAGATGCCGTTCCCCGGTCACCGGAATGCGGTAGAACTTTATGCGGCGTACTGGAAGATTCGCGGTGCCGAGTATCACGGAACGCCCTGGAACAATGTTTGGCTGGGGCTGATGCTGGGAGTCACCCGGCAGGCAGTGTCACACATCCTGATGGCCTTGAGAGACGAAGGGCTTTTGACCGCCGATTACCGCTGCCAGAAGCACAACTTCGAGTTGCAGACGGAAGAGGTGGTGAAGGAAAAGAAGAAGTCGCTGACGGGCGGGAAGGGGTGCGCACTCGACATCCGGGTGAACAGCTTGGCGAAGGCGGAAGACATTCACGCCGTCATCGACCAGTTGACCGCTGGTAACTACATGCTCCGCAGCCAGATTTATGACATTGTCGGGGAAGCGTTGAAGGAACACAAGAAGAACGAAAAGCCGGGTGACGGGTCGGCCCTGGTGCTGAACTGGCTGAACGCCCGTCTGAGAACCCGCCACGGCATCGAGGACGGCGCACAACAGAAGCTGGCCGAATCCGTCGCCGTGTCCGTCGCCCAGGACGAAGCCCGCGTCCGCGTCGAACAAGAGATTGCCGAGAAACGCAAGACGCGGAAGTCTGCCGCCGAACAGGTCGCGGCGTTCGCACTGCCCGGAGAGAATCTGAGGCCGTCGAACCTCAGGTCGCTGCGCACGGTCGGGGAACTAGAAGCTGCACTCCCGAAGCTGCGGCCCGGAATGACCACAGCGGAAATCATGGAAATCACCCGCCCGTCGAAGACGCCGGAACCCGTTACGGTCGCGGTGCCGTGCTTCCGGGGGAACGCTCTCCGTGATCCTGAACCAGTCATCATGCCCACGGCAGAGGATGACGCCCGATTCGATTTCTCGGGTGGCACGTCGTTCCGCGAGGAAGAGGACGACATCGAGAGTCTTCCTGACAGCTTCTTCGCGGCAGCTTGAGGGACAAAACAGCCTCTATACAGGTAATCCAAAAATCACCAAATTCGTACCGCGCTAGTGATTATTTCCGTTGCCTCATAGTTCAGAGGGGCTTATCGTCATCGTTGCCGGATAGATGAACCGTACATTCACGGGGACAAGAAATGAAAACCGCCGAAGGAACAGTTCGGAACTTGGCGAAGAAGTCGCAACCTGAACGATGGGAAATCTGCGTTTACCGCGAGCAAATGGAGCGGCTGCCGTTCCAAGATGGACAGCCGGTAGACATTACACTTCGTCTCGGTGACGACGAATACAAAGGGCTACTTCGTTCTACGGAGCGAATGAGGAAACAGTATAAGCGAATATGGATTTCGGAAGCTATCCACACCATGAGCGGCGAGCCGTGCAGACTCATAGACGTATTGCGCCCTCACGGCTACTCCAATAAGGGGAAGGTCACGATAACGATCCTTGATGATGGCACGTTTGTTCTCAATCGCCTGTAGACACTAGAATGCCATCATGAGCGATGTGAGCCTGAAAGCCGAACAAGACATGACCGTTGAAGTGGAAATAAGCCCCCCGTCAATCACTTCAACGGACGTGTCTTCGGCCCCGTCAACTGACGATCCTTCTTCCCACACCCACACGGCTTCTTTTCGCCTACAGTGGCCTTCTCTGGCGTCTTCTGATCCTCGGTAGGCGAAGACATCCCCACGGCTGCCGGCGGCGTTTTGGGGGCTGCCTGTGCAATCCTGGCCGATCCTGCCGCAATCCGCATCAACGCCAGACGCTTCGCATGGTCCGTGATGCCCGAGAAATGCAGGAACTGGCCCTGCGGGAACAACTTCATCGCTTTGTCGTTCCAGTGTTGCCAGTGGATTCGGCGGGTCATTGGCCAGATTGGAAAGCCAAGTTGGTGCAACCGCATGGAAATGTGGACCTGTTCGGCGCAGTGCGTCAATTGAAACGGTCGCGTCATCGGCTTGAACGCTTCCCGGTGCTGGCGAGAGGCTACCCAAAAGCCCGTGTTAAACATGCCCCGAGGGATGATCTGGCCGTAACCCTGACTCCGACACAGCCATTCAAACTCCTGCCAAATCCAGGCATAAGCCAGCCCCATGAACGGCGTCTCGTCATGAACTGCCACCTGATCGGCAGGAATCAGGTCGAACAAGTTCGGGGCGGTCGCTCTGATGACGATGTCACTGTCAACGTAGACGATGCGTTCGTAGTGGTCGAAGAACAACTCGCTGCGGAACTTATCCCAGAAGACGAAGGCGGGGTTCGTCGGATCGCCGGTGATCTCATGGTAATCGGCACCCACCTTTGCGGCGTAAGCCTGAATCGAAGGTCGGCTGATCTCCAGAAGTTCTCGGCCACGGTCGCCAGTCCCGAGGGTCACGACCGCGAACCTGCTCTTCGGCGTGATCGCGGGCAGGGGCGGAAGCGCAACGGGTTCAATCCACTGGTCGGGCTGCTGTAGCCGGTGGACGTAGCCTGTCTTCGATTGGTCCTCAGTGGCTAAAATCATCATACCTCGGTGATTGTGAGCGTCGTTTCGCCGCACGCCCCGCACGTCGCCCCGCCGGTCGAATAGGTGACGGTCAGACTGAACGGTGAAAAACTGTCAGGCGTGTACGTCCCCGGTGGCGGGCCGCAGTAGTCCCCATAGGCCACCAGTTCGACCGTCCCTGCCTCATCGTTCACGATCATTCGCACGCCGTACCCTCGGTTGTCGTTAGCACATTCTGCGATGTCCCCGCCCCCGTAGCTGCCGTAGTAGTTGCAGGACGCCATCGGGTCGGGCGTGAGTTCGTGCCATCCCGCCGCGAATGCGTTGCAAATGCCGCACAACGGTCCTTCGGTCTTGAACTGAAGACTTGCGCCGAACGTGCAACCGCCGCTGCCGCCGCCATCCCCGCCGTTGCAGCACAGTTCGACGGACTCTGCGGGGCATTCGGTGAACTGGATTCCGTTGTTGGTTCCCTGCGCCAACGTGCCACAACCGATGCCATCCCAGTAGGATTCCCAATTACACTGCTCTAACGCTCCGTCGTAAAGTTGTACAAGCCAATACGCCTCGCACGAAGTCGGTGGGGTCATGTACAGGTAAAGGCCGTCGCCGAATGCAGCGATGTACCCGTCACCGCCGAAGCTCTCGAACGGGTAGGACGTGCCGTTGATGATGACGGAGAACTCGCAGTCGTGGCAGTCGGTCGGCGTCAGGTAGCATTGATCCGTACAGTCGAGTTGCGTAGCGAACGGCCCGACGCTGCCCTCTGGCTGAACCGCCGACAGGGTACAAGAACCCGCGTAGCACCAGTAGTATTCTTGTGGCGGCGGATCGCACGTTTCGCAACACGGGATGACGATGTCCTCGTCGTTGCTGCCGTCAGCGGTCAAGGTGCAACCGTCGAAGCTGAATGCCGTCGTTGTCACTTTCAGTGTCGGTGTCGGACAACCTGCCGTGAGGGTGATGGCGGTAACGGCACTGAAGACGCCAGACAGAGAGACGTTCACTTTGCCGTCGTCATCGATAGACACGCAGTTGCCGGGGTTGACTTCCAGCTTACACCCGGTGGTCGCAATCAGCCCCGGCCCTGCCAAGTCGCCAGCGTGAACGCCGATCTTTTCGCCGCCTTCAAGAGTGATGCCGCATCCGGTGTCGAGGTATGCTTGACATTCTGACTCGTTCCACGCGATGCCCGCCCCGAACAACGGCCCACCATCTACGACAATCGTGCCGGGGTCGCAGCCGGTCGGGTCGTCCTCGGCTTCTACAATCCGCAGCCCGCAGCACACTTCGACTTCCGACGCTGCCGACACGATCCAGATACTATCTCCCTCCAACGTGTCGCCCGAACGCTGCCCGATGTACCTGCGACCTTCCACCAGCGTATCGTCTTCGTTGCACGGAAGCACGACGACAGAGGCGAACGTTTCCCACACTTCGTTCACGGCGTCGTAATAGTTGACCGTACCTTCGTACTCGCCATCTTCAGCCAGCGTTACCGTGATCCAGCCTTCCTGACGGTTGCTACCACCAGACGCACCCGCACCACTGCCGCCGCTGGTATTCAGCAGGGCTTTGAGTTTGTCGGCGGTGCCTTGAGAGAGAACGTAAGACATCGGTCCTTATGGGGTCAGAATGGAGTTAAAAGCCCTCTGCTTGCAATCCTTGAACAAGAGGTAAACAAGAGCGTCCCCGAGAGGAAGTTTCCTGCCGCTGCCATCGAGGGGGACAGGGTCTGTGACGAAGTTGCCCTGACTGTCCTTGATCTTCTCGTTCGGCATCGTGGTCGAAATGTACTCATACGTTCCACAGTCCAGAACGCGAACATCCCAATCCGGGTCGCCAATCAAGAACGTCAAATCAATCTGGTAGTAATACAAATTCTGCTCAAAGACACTTTGGATTTCATACCCTGTGCATTTCAACGTGTTCGGCGCGAACCCCAGGAACGTGTCATTGTTCACCGCCCCTGTGTAATCAGCCTTCTTGCCCCACGGTGCGTAGGCAAGCCAAGTCGTGATTGTGATTCCGGGGATGTATCTTTTTCGCATGACCGGCGGGCTGAATGCTTGGCCGTTGCTGGCCCGCACTTTCTTGCTCGGCATGCTGTAATCTGTGGTGAGGGCTTCTTCGACTTCTACAGTCACGCTCTTCACCATCAGGGGGCGCAACGTGGGTTCTTGGGTGGCCGCTGGTGTGGGCTGCGTGCCGGCGTTCAGGTCGCTGGAACCTGTGCCGTTGTCGAAAGGCTTGCTGTCGTAGTTGGCGATGAACTTCCAGAAATTCAACTGGCCCTGTACGGGGTCGCTGCTCTGACTCTTGCATCTGGCCCAGAGGTCAACTTCGCTGCCGCCGCAGTTGTACTGGCTGTAGAGGCCGACGCTGTACGCAAGCCCCACAGCGTTAGCCACTGCCCTCGGCCCGTCGTTCACGTCGTCGGTTTCTACCAGCCATTCCCGGCGGTAAGACCTATAACCCTGCTCGTCAATCGACCCGACGCGGGGCATTTCTGTCATGTTGATGATCGCCATGACGGTATCTATGGCGGTCACTAGAATTCACTGTAGGTCATTAAAAGATGAGTTCCGCGAGGGCGAGAGATGACAAAAGAAGAATGGCTGGTCACCAGCGATGTTGCCACAATGCTGCAATCGCTTGATCCGCACAAGTACGATAGAAAGCTACGGCTTTTTGCTTGTGCCTGTTGTTACAGGATATGGAAGTTTCTTGACAGCGATGTCAGCCGCGAGCTTCTTGACGTTTCAGAACGTTTTGCCGATGGCAAGGTAGCTTATGAGTACTTGGAGAAGACAGTCGTGAGGCTCAACACCTCAGAAGGTGAACACCATCGGGCTATACAGGCAGTTAGGACTGGAGCGGCGGCGTTTCAGGCAAGCTACAAATCATCTGCATACAGTATACAATTATGTGCAAAGTATGCCGCTGATGCCGTGGGCCTTGCTGCCGATATTGGCCTGAACCAACAGTTCAAACGATGGTCGGCCCAACACACTGAAGAGCAATGCCAGAGATCCATCCTGACTGACATAATACCGTTCCCAGAGTACAACGTCGATCTCGATTCCTCTTGGTTCTCATCAACTGCCGTTGCTATTGCTCAGGGCATATACGACGACAAGTCATTCGACCGCTTGCCGATTCTTGCCGACGCTCTTCAAGACGCTGGGTGCGAGGACGAGAACATACTAAACCATCTTCGCAGTGATGGCTCGCACGTCCGTGGCTGTTGGGCTTTGGACCTTGTTCTTGGCAAGGAATGAATCATAGCACGTTCAAGATTGGCAGGTTCTTCACGCTGTCCATAATGGCACCCAAGAGTTGATTGGCTTGCTGCTGAACCTGTAGCTGACGCTTCTGAATGTCTTCTTGGCGTTGGCTGTCCATGTCGAACCGTGCCGCAATCGCTGCCGCTTCGGAACTGCCCTTGAGTGCCGCCCCGATTGGCTTCATCTCGGCTTGCCCGTTCTGCTCTACCTTGCCGGGGTTCTGTAGTTTTTTGATGCGGTTCTGTAGCTTTTCGTTGTTCAACATGCCGGCTTCAAACTTCGCAAAGAACTCGTCAACCTTCTGCTGATTCTGCGCGAAGGGCTTGTTCCACAAATCATTCCAGCCCTTATCGCGTACCTCTCTGCCGCCCGCCACAAGGTTATCATCACCGATTGCCTTGCCGATGATGACAGCCCCTTCACCCACAAACGCATCGGCGGCGTTGGAAGCCTTGTCCCACACGTCCATAAGTGCGGCAGTCGCCTTCGCTACAGCCTTGACAACACTGATGGCGATGTTCCCGAACCTGCTGAAGTTGTTGCCGCTGTTCCCGAGGGCTGCACTGATCCCGTTGCCGATCTGTTCAATGAACGGTGCCAGAGCGATAACGATCTCGTCGAACACACGCTGAATCTTTGCCTGTGCTTCGGTGAACGCTTCGGACGCCAATTGAGCCTTCGCAATCTGCTCACTGCTGACCTTGTATTGGTCTGCCATCTTGTGCAGTTCTTCGTTGCTCTTACCGAGTAAGCCGACCAAATTTTTTCCGGTATCCTCACCAAACGCCTTCAAAAGAAGGTCAACTTGTTCCGCCGGGTTCTTCACGTTCTGGATCGCCTCAAACAGCTTGTAGAACTGCTGCTCGGGGTTCAGTTTCACGAAGTCGGCGGCGTTGATCTTCAACTTGCTGAACATGTTGGCCGCGACTTCGGACGTGCCGGACAGTGCCTCACGCCCTCGGGAACTCAGAGTGATGAGTCCTTCCAGAAAGTCTTTGGTGTCGCTGCCTGCTGCCTTCGCTGCCCCTGCAATGCCCGTGAACTGTTCTGGCGTGAGTCCCAGGCTGGTCGCAATCGTCCCCTGCTTTGCGAGGTCGCCGATACGCTCGAAAGGGCTGGTCAGGCTCTCCGTCAGCTTGCTGGTAATGCTGGAAGCCACGCCAATCGTCGCCCCGGTCGCCAGTGACTTCAAGCCCCCACTGATGGCCCCGCCGATCCCCTTGAACGCCCCTTTCAGCCCGTCGCCGATCCTGCTGCGGACGCTTCCAGTCCAAGACGTGATTTCGCCCTTCGCCTTGCCCAAGCCTTGCGTCAGGGGTTGCGGGTCGGTGGCCAGAACTAGGGATGCGGTGCCGAGGGAATTACTCATGCCTTATCTATCCTTCCCGGCAGCCTTGTTCATGTCGCTGGCCCAAGCTGACAGAGCCGATGCCGCAGCTTCCCCGGTCAGTGGCTCTTCGCCTTCCCACTTGGGGACGAATCGCCCGAATGACGGCGGGTTCTTGCACTGCGTTGCGGCGGTGGTGTGGGCTTGGATCGCACAGCGAACGTCGTCGGCTACGAAGGTGAACGGCTCTAGCTGGTGATATGCCGAGTACCAGCCGACTTGATCCGCTGTGAGGTCGTCGGCCAGCGTGAAAACGGAAACGCCCTGCTCACGCGAGAGGCGGAACAGGGTCATGAGGTAAGGGTTGTCCCGAATCAGTTTTTTTTTGACTCAGTCTGCCCGAGGCCGTTCGCTTCAAAGCACAGGTTGCGGAGCTTCAAGGCGGTTTCGTAGTCCAGGGCTTCGGCGTCCTCGGTGGTGGCGAACATCCTCTGCCCCTGAGTGTCGAGGACGCCCAGAGAAATCATCATGAAGTTCGCCTTCCAGCCCATAGCCGGGTTGGATTGTTCAAGGTGCATGACGGAGAACATCTCTCCCGCCGTCAGTGGCCGAATCAAAACGGCGTGTCCGTCAACGTCATGGCGAACGGGTTCAGGCTTGCGGAATGGGTTAGCCAACTGTCACCGCCCCGCGACACGCTACCTTCCCATCGACAACGATGATCCCATTCACAGGGAACTCGGAGAACATTAGCTCCATGAGTCCGCCCTTCACGGTGTAGGTCTGGGGAACGCCACTGCCTGCGCCGTCCGGGTCCGGTCCTGTGACCTTCCATTTGATCTCGTTCGACCCGCTCTTAATCATGCCCTTGATCGCCATCAGGCCGGTAAAGACGGTGGCCGCGAAGTTGAACTTGAAGGCGATTTCGCCGGGGTCGGACAGACCGATAAGGAAGTCTTTCGTGTTGTCGGTGATCCCGAGGTGTACGTTTTCGATCTTGTCGTGCGTACCCATCGTGATGCTGATCGAGGTACATTCGGGGATGGTGGTGAACGTGCTGCCGCCGTCAGTGCTGTAGCCGAGTGTCGATCCGATACCAAGAATGGCCATTTATACTCCGTGGGTAGTGTCGGAGTATCTAGCCGGTCAGGGCTTCGTTTTTGGCGTTAGCATCTGGGATAGCTGGTCCTTCAGCTTCGATGTCAGCAGGGAAGTGAACTCGCCGGCGGAACGGGTGTACGATTTCTCCAAGTAGTGCTTCGCCTTGATGCCGCGTTTGCTGCCCCATTGAAGGATTGAAGCGTATGCCGCCGGCCTGATGTAGTTCTTCTTGGGCTTGCCCTTCACCTTCTTGAGAAGCGACTTGAAGCCTTTGGAACGCACGATCCGCTTGCGTAGTGATTGGGCTTTCTTGGCCGCAGCCTTTTTCGCCCGTTTCGCACGCTTCTTTCCAATCTTGACCGCCCGTGCGAGGAATCGACCGGCCCGCGTCTTCCTTCTCTTCGCCCTGGTAGCCGGCTTGCTGGTGATCTTGGCTGCCTTCGGCTTCGGCTTGGCCTTCTTCTTCTTGGGCGGCTTGCGGACCTTCTTGACGCTGGAACTCGGCCCGACCACTGCCGCCCAGACGCCGTTCTTGAATTGGGTCTTGATCCGCATTGCCTTCTTCAAGAACCCGGTCTTCTGCGGCGTGACGCCCACAACGGCAGACTTAACCGGGACTGCGGCGGCGTTCAGACTGATCCTGATGGCCTTGTTCAACGCCGATCCGCGAACGTAGTCGAGGTTCCGCAAGTCGAGGTCGATACCGTTGCTGACTGCCATCAAACCTCAAGTGCCTCAAAGGTGTGGGCGGCGCAAATGGTTTCGTCGTCGCCGTACACAACCGTGTCGAGAATCCATGTCTCATCCCATTCGGGTCTGTAAAGCCTGTCCAACGCACTAACGCCCGGATAGTTGCGGATGCGGATGGTGCCGTTCTCGCCAGTCTGCGGGGTGCCGTAGTCGTCCTGCCGCCGGCCCGTCTCGGGTTCAACAGAACACCACAGGAACCCGCCGTCAGGAAAGGATTCAACGTCCTGTCCGGTCGCGTCCTTGCCGATGGTCCTCGTTTGCCACACGCAACGGTCGCTGTAGTCGCCTGCCTTATTCATCACTTCCCCCCTACGCCAAGTGATCCCCGCAGTTGTCTGGTAACGAACTCGAACCCGAGGGGCAGTTCCGTCAGAAACGTGTCGGTGTACGCCTCTCTGTTGCTGTAGTAGTGGCTTGCCAACAGCTTCACCACAGTCAAGAACTTCGCCGGACAGGTCGTCACGTCGCCCGCCGTGAATTCGACGGTGATCTTGTCCATGTCGCCCTCCGGTTTTGCATGCCGTAGCTGTACCCTGCCGCTGCTCAACTGAACGTAAGCATCACTCATGTCGATCTCGTTAGAGTCTGAGTCGCGGTAGGTTATCCCCGTCAAGCTGGTGATCGGGCGGCGGGGGACGCAGAAGACGCCGTCAGTAGGCCATTCCGTGAGCGTCAGCGTGAAGCCGGTGGCGGTCGGGACGTAGCCGGTTGCCTCGGATAGCAGTTCGGTCGCCGTCTCCAGCCATTCCGTCAACAGCTCGTCTTCCGCCGTGCTGGTCAGGTTCATCCGCAAGAAAGTCTTGAGGCTGTCGAGGCTGACAGGGCTGAGGCCGGGTGTAGTGATGTCGATGTTCATGGTGGTATGTAGTGGTCAGAAACGAAAAGAACCCCACGCCCGAAGACATGAGGTTCTTTTGAGTCTTCGTGACTCGCCGTCTTGGATTACGAAGCCGGTGCCGCGACGTACTTGACGGCGTTCGGGTTGATGAGTCGGCCATCGTACCGGGCGAACGCAAGGAAGCACACCATGCCGTCGCGGGCGCGAACCTCGGACAGCTTCAGGAACTGAATGTCGAGGACGTTCCGCAGCCAATACTTGCTGTAGTCGCCGTAGGCCACCAGCTTCGCGTTCACGCCACTGGAAGGCATGTCGTTGTTGATTATGATCGGCTCGCCGTCCAGGGTGCCGGGGCCGCTCTGGAACGGGTCCGCGAAGTAGCGGTTCTGGCCGTCCTTGCTCTTGCGAACCTGCGCCAAGAACTTGTCGTGCATCATGAAGCCCTTCGTTGCGGAAGGTGCGTCACGGTACGCCTTGTCAACGCTGTACTTCAAGTCCAGCAAGTTGTCGATGCTGACGGTCGGTGCCGCACCCGTACCCGTGGTCACTACGCCCGATGCCGTCGCGTCCAAGAGGATGCCCCTCGGCTTGGAAGAACCGTCGCCCACCGTCACGGCGTTGTTCAGTGCGCGGCCCATGCGTTCGGCCAGCAAGAGCGGCAACAGTTGGTCCAACGCCGTCTGGCTATCTTGAATCAATTCGATTGAGACGGGGATTTCGTCAGAACTTAGTTTCCAAGCCCCGAGGCTGACGCTGGACACGGTCGGGTCGGTGCTGGTGACGGTCGTGCCTTCCGACAGCCAACGGCCCGTGTTGTTCGTGTCGTCGAAGACGGGAATCGGAAGCGGAACGCCCGTTTCGGTGCCGATCTGCGTGACGACGTTGACCACAGCCCCGTAATACTTCAGATACCGTTCGTATGCGTCGGTGAATTCCTTCCACTGCACAAGCTGCTGGCCGGTCGTGGACGCGGTCGAAAGCATGCGGACGCTGGCCCGGCTGCTGTTCAGATTGACGCCACAGCGGGCCGCGTTGTCCAGGGCTTCCGGGGTCGCACGATAGGTGTCGGTGCCGGTCAACATCCAAGAGCGGATGGCGTTGCCCAGGTCGGGCTTCTCTTCCGGGGTGCGAATGGTAGTCGGGCTGGTCTTGCGGTAGGCAACCTTGAGTTCCGCTTCGGCCTGCTCCAGCTTGCTCGTTTTTTCGAGCGTGTTCAGCCGTTCCCCGAACTTGTCGAAGTCGGCGTACATGCCTTCGACTTGCTTCGATTCGTCGCCGTTCAGGTCGCGGCCTTCGCCCTTCGCGGTCTGAATGATCGACTTCGCGTCGTGCAGAAGCTTGGCGCGAGATTCCTTGAGTTGAGTCAGGTCGTTCAATGGTCCTCCAAATGGATGCTGATAGTATCTATGTGTCGCATTAGTTTTTTCTGAGCCGGTAGTTGAGTTCGGCCCAGACGGCGTTCATGTTCGTCATCGCCGGCGGCTCGGTGTGCGACCGTACTTCGACGTAAGCTTGCGGGTAGGCACCCCGAACCACCAACGCGACGTGATGCAAGGTCAGGTCGTGCAGGGTGCGATAAGACTGGCCGTCCCGCTGCTCCCAAGAGTCTTTCTCGTTGTTAAAGCGAAACGACATGCCAGAGATGTCACCTCGGGCAACGCTCTCCTTGATGTCGTTGGCCCATGACGGCAAGTCGAGGCTGAACCGCAAGCCGGTGCTGTCGCTGGTCAGCTTCAGGGTGCCACTGCCGACGCGGCCAAGAGGCGGACGCTGGTCCTCGTCGTGAGTCCAGTGGGCCGTAACGTCAGGGAACGCACGAAGGGTTCGCTCAAAAGCCCCCGGTGCGATAGTTTCAACGAACTTTCTGCCCCGTTCGCTGAGGACGTGCGAAGGCTGGTTGTAGAGTGCGGCGTAGCCCTCAAGCCGGTTGCCGTCGCCGGTGATCTGCGTCTTGATGCTTCTAGTAGGCCGTCACGCTTTGATTGACGGATAAAGTGAGCGGAGTTTGACCCGTGCGTCGGGCGTGGTGAACCGCCAGTTCACTCCGACCATCTGCTCGTTCCGCTCCTCCTCCCAGGCGGCCACCTCCTTGCGGAGCCGGGCCATCGTCCCGATCCGGCGGTCCAGGCATTGCTTCGACAGGGCGGCGAACTCGATCTCGGCCATGTTCAGCCACGACCCATGCTTGGGCGTGTAGTGCCACTCCAGCCGCTCGGCGATCCGCCGCGCCCGGACCGGGTCGAACGCCTCGTACAGGCAGGCGGTCGAGTGGGTGTTCAGATTGTCGGTGACCAGCACCAGGCGATCGGCATCCGGGTACAGGTCCTCGGCCAGCCACCGGAGCACCTCGGCGAAGTCCTTGGCCGTCCGCCGCTCGGTCGGCATGACGTACCGCCAGCCGAGCAGCGGCTGGAACAGCATGAACAGGTTGGCCACGCCCTCCCGCTTGTACTCGTAGTCGTACCGGGCCGGTAAGCCGGGCCGGGGCGGGAGCGGCACCCGGGTCTCGCTCACCAACTGCTTCGGCTGCTCGTCGATGCAGATGAGCGGGCGATCCTCGTCGTACGGGCGGTGGTACACGTCGAGTACGTCCTCCATCCGCGCCACGAACTCGCCCGACGGCCCGCCCGGCAGGCACCACTGCTCCCGCAGGTGCGGCTTCAGCTCATTTTTTTCAGCGTCCGCCGGACCGTTTCATACGACACGGCGGTCACCACCTCCAACTCGACCAGCTTGTCGGCGAGCATCCGCAGGGTCCACGCCTTGCGGCCGTCCGGTGTTGCCGAACACGCCAGTGCGACCAGCCGCGCTTCGGCGGCCCCGTCGAGGACCGGCGGTCGGGGCGGGGCAGTCCGGGCCCGGGTGGCGAGAGCGGCGTCGATGCCCTCGGTGACGAACCGCTCCCGAATCCGTTCGACCGTTCGGTGCCCGCACCCGAGGGCCTCGGCCACCCGCCGGTCCTCCCACCCTGGCCCGCCTTCCGTCTGGTCTGTCAAAAGCAGGATGCGGGCCCGTGTGACGGTCCGGGCGGACCGCTTTCCGGCCCGAGTCAGCGCGTCCAGACGCCCGCGCTCCTCGCCGGTGAGGGTCACGACGTATCGCTTGCATGGCATGGCGGGCATCCTACCGGGGAGCAAGGGCGCGGGGCGGGGCCGGTTCATTTCACGCCGATTACCGACCCGCGGCAAGGACGAAGGCGTTCATCCAGTTGAGGTCGGTCAGCTTCGGCCACGAGGGGGTGGCCGCGAAGGTGTCGTCAATGGAACGGCTGGGCTCGTCAGTGGACTGGAACCAGACCGCCCCTGTGGTCGCGTCCGTGGCGGCGAGCGCGTACCCTGGGTGCCCGGCCACGGACAGGCAGTAGAACGCCCCCACCCGGCCGACGACGAATTGCCTCGTACTCCCGACCCAAGGCTTATTCCCGAGGTACGAGCGGCCCAGCACCTCCCGGCCGTCCATGGCGATCCGAAGGTCCAGCATCATGCCGTAGTCCTTCGCGTCGACGTATTCGATGACCTCGCACTCGCACCGCCCGTCATCGGACCGAGCAACTTGGTACGTGGTCGGGCCCGAACGAGCCCCGCAGCCGGGCGTAGGGAGGACGATCGCGATCGCCGCGGCGATCGCGGCCATGGCCCTCGCTGCACTCGCCATTTATGCTCTCGTGGTCAAAGGGGGTACGGCATCCCTGATGCGGGTATCAGCTTATCGCGCCCACCTCCACGACGGCTACTTACCCTTCCGCCGAACAAAGCGTGACAAGCCACTAGGTCTCTGAATTACCTGCCGATAGCGGCCTGCCGAGTTATTACTCGCCAGAGAGTATAGAGACTCTTATTACACAGTGAGCGGGCAATCCCCTGCACCTGCGAGGGGCAGGTTTCTGCACTCGATCGATAATGACCTATGACCAAGCCGAGGCCGCGAGCACGCTACTCGTTCGAGGTCGGTCGTCACTATGTCGGCAGGGTCTCAGACGCCGATACCAAGTGGTGGCCCGGCTATGGGCGGACAGTGTGTGCGGTAAGAATTAGACTCGCGGTACCGATCGTACTCGATGTGAACGGTATTCCCCGGCCTTGCCGAGACCCGGAGGCAGAAGTTTGGCTGTTCCCGGAGGAAGAAGAGGATGACGAAGCGTTCGTAACCCTAACGAATCTCACTCTCGTCGATGGGGTATATGTGCTACCCACTAATCCGGTGTTCCTGTGCCTCAGATTCGGCAACCCACAGCCGGGATGCGGTTATCAGCCGGTGGAATCGGCCGAGTGCTACCGCGGTCATCTTGACCCCATACTACAACCGCCCCCCAGTCAGACTTCCGGACTGACTTTCGGCCCGGGCGAGAGTGTGAAGTTCAGGAATAGGAAGGTACGTGGATTGACCCCGCACGAAGTCGAAATTTTGAAGCGGCTGGATCAGTCTTTCACTGCACCGGTGACGGCCGAGGACCTGAAGCGGGCGGTGGTTCTGTGGTCCGATAACGAGTTGGACCACGCTTTCTACCGAGTGATCGTGACCGGCATGAACAAGCTCGGAAAAAGTCTTCCCAAACCTCTCCAAATCTTCAAATCGCCTACCGGTTGGACACTCCGGGTCGCTGACCGTCGCTGACCCGACTTGTACTGACACTTACCCGGTATGCCGCCATCATCACTCAAGTCCTTGCCCCGGTCGCGTTGGCCGGTTGGCGGGTGACGGCCTTTCATGCCTTTTGGGCAGAAATGAGAGTTGATATGGCTACGCAGTTGATTGAACCGGACGACATCAAGGTCGGGGCCGTCGGCTCCCTCGCGGTGCCGGTCGAGGACGTGGGCGGCGAGTTCAACGACGGCGAGGACCTCGACACGGCCGAGGGCATCCCGACCGTCCGCCGCCCCGGCCGGCACGAGTGGTTCACCCTGTTCCTCGACCGGGAACTCCGCTGCCGGCTGCTGGCCGTGAAGAAGGCCGGCAGGACCTTCGAGAACGACTACTACCACGTGGCGACGGAGTTGCGCCGCACCATCCCGGGGGAAGTGAAGCCGTTCGTCGTGGTCCCGTACTACTCCTGGGACCTCAAGCGGGTGGACCTGTTCGTGACGCCGGCCTACGAGCCGGGGGTCAGCGGGTGGGGTGACAGCATGCTGGTGCTGCTGCGGAAGGGTACCGAGTGGCACGCCAAGCACCAGGTCAAGATCATGTCGAATAAGGATGCCGCCAAGTACGACATCCGGTTCGACGATATCCCCGGCACGCCGGTCTTTCCGGCCGAGCTGACGGGCGTGCTGTTGGGCACCGCGATTGGGCCGGACCGGTTTATCACCACGGCGGAAAACCCGGTGCTCCGGACGCTGCAGAAGGGCGCGGTACTCGTCTGATGCCCCCCACCATCGTCCTGGACACCGAATGGGGTTACCGGGACGGACGACGGGATTGTGAGACCGCCTGGGAGCCGGTGGTCCTGTGCGCCAGGGTGGCGGGGGGAGACGCCCACCACTTCTGGGGCGGGGACCTCCGGCTCCGCGCGTTCCTCGACGCCCACCCCGACCACACCTTCGTCGCCCATTCCGCCACGGCGGAGATCAAATACCTGCTCCGGCTTGGCATCCCTGTCCCCGCGAAGTGGTTCGACACCATGGTCGCCTTCCGGGTCACGCACAACCAACCCGGCCGATTGAACGCCAGCCTGGTGACCGCCCTGAATTCAACGGGCCTCTCCCACCTGGTGCCGCTGGACAAGGACGAACTGCGCGAGCGGATCGTGGAACTGAAATTCACCGACGCCGACCGCCCCCGCATCCGCGACTACTGCTTCGAGGACGTCGCCGGAACGGCGGCGCTGCACGCGAGGCTCGCCGGCCGGGTGGACCCGACCGCGATGACTGTATGGATGGAGTACGCGAAGGCGGTGGCACGGATGGAACTGCGGGGCTTGCCCATCGACACCCGGCTCCTGAAGGCCATCCTGGCCAACCGCGGGCACATCGCCGCGGCGTTGATCGCCGACCTGAACCGGACCTGCCCGGTGTACGACGGCGAGACGTTCAAGAAGAAGCGGTTCCTGGCGTGGGCGGCCCGCGAGGGCATTCGCTGGCCGGTCAAGCCGAGCAGGACCACCGGCCGGCTCTACCACCCGCTCGACGACGACACGCTGGAAGAAATGGAAAACCGGCACCCGCTCATCGCGGACGTGCGCCAGACCCGGAAGACGATCAAGTCCCTACAGAAGCACGGCATCAAGGTGGACGGGCGATCGGGGCGGCATCACTCCTCGACCATGCCCTTCCGGAGCATCACGGGCCGGAACCAGCCCCGGATGTTCCTTTTCGCCGGGCCGAAGTGGACCCGGCGGTTGGCCGTGCCCCCGTCCCCGGACCACGCGTTGGTCTACGTCGATTTCGTCAGCCAAGAAATCGGCGTCGCGGCGGCCCTGTCGTCCGACACCGCGATGCGGGCGATGTACGGGGAAGACGTCGGGCACGACCCCCACCTGGAGTTCGCCCGCATGTCGGGGGCGATCGTCACCGGAATGACCGAGCTTGAGGTGAAGGAAGTTCGAAAGATCTACAAGACCGTGAACCTGGCCGTCCTGTACAACCAGACCGCGGGCGGCATCGCGCAGCGGCTGGGCATCTCGGAGGAGGACGCGGCCCGCATCCTCGCCCTGCACAAGGACCAGTTCCACGTGTACCACCTCTGGTCCGAGCGGGTCGTGGCGGCGGCCTACCACCGCAAACACGCCGTCACCCCGTGCGGTTGGCGGGCGGACGTCCCGTTCGATTCGAAATGGCGAACGTGGAGCAACTTTCCGATCCAGGGCGGGAGCGCGGACGTGATGCGGCTGGTGACCATCGCACTGGACCGGCAGGGGGTCCAGGTGCTCGCCATCGTCCACGACGGCTGGCTGATGAGTTGTCGGAAGGACCAGATCGAACAACTGAGGGCGGCGGTGGAACACGCCCGCCGGTGGGCGTGCGAGAAGGTGCTGGGCGGGTTCCCGCTGCGGGTCGATTTCGCGGTGTTCGCGGAGCGGTTCGAGGAAGACGACGATAAGGTCCGGAGGACATGGGAGAAGATCGCGGCGAGTCTGCCCGGGGAGGTGCTTTGTGTCCCGGCGGAATGA